TGGCGATCGCGGACCAGATGAAAGCTATCGGCACCGTCCCGCCTTTTGCAGATCCGTTCCGTAACAGGACGTCAGCGATTGCCGCTTCCACTGCCACACGCTTGCCGGAAACGATTCCGGTAATCGTGAAATCGACTGGCGAGGCTATCGGCGCGACGGAATACACAAGTGCCGTGACTGGTTGCAGCGGATAGATATGATCGGCAACGGCAAGCTGATCCCCTGTAGCAGCTGCGGCACGCGTTTCGTCTGCTGCCACGCCATCTGTTCCCTGCGGGAACCCGTTGTGCGCAGCTTCGCTGACATCGAACATCGTATACAGGACAACCGTGCCCGCGCCGTAGCCATTCCGCACGCACCACGCTCGCGTCACGCCCGATACTTCCAGAGCCCAGGTCACATAGTCGGACTCATCACCGCCCTGCGGCGGGTTCTGATAGGCCTCCAGCATGCGGCTACGCAGGGAATCGCCCGTTTCCATATCAGCACCGCCAGTAAATGCCGTACTGATCGTTCCCGCGGATTGGATACCCGCAATTGCCTGGCCGAGCCTCATCGTGACACCGGCATCGGCGTTGCCGAATGCACCGGTGGCCCCCGTCGGATCCGCGTCGACTATCGCGCTTACGACAACGCTGCCACCGGTAACCGTGGCGTCCGCAGAGACGGTTGCAGTCACGCCGTCGTCGCGCACGATGCCCGTCCCGGCCGGAATGACCAGACCGTTCGTGCCCGTAAAGGTCACCGCGCCACTGGCGGAGGCAGCCGCCTTCCGATAGACGTTTTTCAGCGCCGCCCAAGCTTCGAGGAACTCATCTTCCGCTGTGAACGGGTTTGACTGCTTGGCGATCCAGTCGAGATAGCCGTAGTGCAGATTCGCCAGCCGGGCCTGCGCGCGACCGGTGATCTTCAGATTCGAGAACCGAAGCAGCGGCTGTGTGCCGGGCAGCGCCGACTCAATGTCCTGTGCGACCTGGTTGTCGAGGTCGGTTAGTGTAGGTCTTGAATATGGCATTTCAGTTTATCGCCTTCCATACCCATGAAAAGTTCATCGGTGTTGCGTTTCCATTTGGCTGATATGCCAGCACGCGCGCGCCCAGCATCGCCGGCCTGCTCCATTCGACAGTGATGTCGAACCGCGCGACCACGCCATCGTCGAGCAGCCACTGCAGCCCCTCGGCGATGTAGTCGCTTGCGCGCTGCAGGGTTTCGGTGGTTTGCTTAGCGCGCGCCAGCAGCCATAGACGTGAGCCGATCTTGTAATCCTGATCCTGGTCGCCGACCCAGCCGCGCGGATCGCCGGTGCCGTCCGGGATCTCGTCGTCGGCATTGGCCTCGCGATCGGTGAAGAGGCTGATCAAGATCGCCGTTTCGAGATCGCTCCCGGCCTGCAGGTCGGCGCCGACGACTGCCCAATCGCCACGACTGAGGTCGCGGGACCAAATGGTTGTGGTATCGCTCAATTCGGTGCTCCGGTATTGCCGCCGTCATGCTCAGGATGGGTATGCCCGTGTAAGCTCGTTCCGTTGCCAACCACGTCGACACTGGCCGTCAGCGTTCCATTGATTTGGACGTTGCCGTTGACGGTCATCGGCAGCCCGGCGCAGTTGACCACGATGCCGGTTTTCGACAGGTAGACCGACTGGCCGACGCTGTCGTAGATCGCCATTTCGCCCGAATTCAGGTTCTTCAGCCGGTACTGCTGGCTGCCGACAGAGACAACAATGCCGTTCTTCCGATTGCCGCCGAGGAACGACGCGAATGCATCAGAATCGGCCGGCGGGTTTGACGTGAAGCCGAAATCATGCGGCACGGGGATGTCATCAATCGTCTCCAGCTTGCTGAAGTAGACCTGCGCCGTCTGCACTGCGCCGGAATCGTCGACGAACTTGATGCGGCCGCGGCCGAACGCAAGCAGCATGCCGCGGTAGATGCGCTCGATTGCATCAATCATTGTTCTGCTCCGGCCGGAATTTCAGTGAACACCGGGTTGACCACCACCGGCTGAATATCGAAGGCTTGCGGCGGCATGATCGTCAGCATGCAGGTCGTGCCGCTCTGCTCATCACGCGCGTATGTCACTTCGCTTATCAGCCATTTTGTCGGCGGGAGCTTCAAGGCTGGAAAGTCGACTGGGACCAATGTGTTCGGCGTGTAGAGGGTGCCGGCAGAGTCACGCCAACCATCTGTCTTAACACTCAGCTGCGCGGATCGGCCGTACCTACGCGTTACCTCCCAATCCGCCCGGCGCTTTGCGACGTCGAAGTTGCTATCGCCAGCCTCAGCCAAAACAATTTTTCGGCGATGACGAGTGACTCCAGAATCGGTAACCGTTGCAATCAAGTTCCCGTCGTCACCCAGTTCAAGGAACGTATCGACGGACTGGATAAATGCCAACACCTCGGAATATCGTTGATCAAGCGAATATGTGATGGCCGCGCTCTGCACATTGACCCCTTGCTTGAATCCGCTTGCCGCTTCCGTTGTTCCAACGCGGGTCAAGAACAGATTTCCATCTGGCTCATCGTATGCAAGCAGTGCGCAGTAGCGGCACACGCGCTCGATGATGTCAAACGCCTTTTCGCCCAACATCAAATTAAACTGCGGGATGATCGGCCCAGTATCGGTAACATCGCAACGAACCTTGATCGGATCGGGGACGCGGCCATCCGTGAATTTCCCGTATGGTTCAGCCAGTTTCCGTGCAAGCGACAAGGCACTGGATGCGACGATCTGACCTCCTGGCCATTCCGCATCACAGTCCACAAGATCGGCGCACTTGCTGCGCCCGATTACCCGAATCGAATGGTTTCCCTCATCGATGGATGGGATAAAGCGGTCAACATAGCCGGTGAGCACCAAGTCTTTACCAAGCAATACCTGACACGAGTCGCCAGGCTGAATGACAACCTGCTCGGCCTCACTCGGGTACAGATCCGTCATTTCAATGTCGAAGTCGCTTGGGCATCGTTCAATGCCGCGCGTGACGCGCACGGAGGTCCAGCCAGAAACCTTGCGCTCGCCGACAAACAAGGTCAGTTCATCGATCATTTTTGAGAGGATGTAAAATATTTTCGAATTTCAACGCAGGGAGACAATCAGATGGTCAACACCGCATTTGCGCTGATGCTTGTATTTGCCGACGGTTATGTCGGCGGACATACGACCGCCGCATACCTGAAAAGCAAAGAGGCTTGCGAAACCAAAGGGGCGCAGATGGCCGCCCAATACGCTGCATGGGGGCATCCTGCATCGTATTCATGTCTGAAAACCGCGATGCCGAAGCGCGTCGGAAAACCGGCTGTAGTGCACCACGACTTTCCAGCAATGGCTCATTGACACCAAAATAAAAAGCCCGCTCGAAAGCGGGCTTGGTTTTTCAATGAAAAGATCATGGCATCGTCATCCTGCCCATGCAAGCGTTGTACATAATCATTTCTGTTTGCTGCGGATTGAATCCCTTCATCTTTCCCTCATACACATTATCCAGCTGACCAATCCATGCAGCCCGGACGTCAGGGTCATCATTTGAAAAGGCACCCCTTACTCGATCAAGGGCTTGTTCGATTGGAACGCCTGAGTCGCGCCACTGAGCAAATATCTTCGATCCTTTTGCTGTACTTTTGCATTCATCAGCCATCGTTCCGGCATTTGCATATCCAGAGCAGGCTACAGCCAACGAAAATAACGCCGCTTTTAGCATTTCCCCCTCCGTAGTTACTTGGAGGTGACAATTTACACCCTAGGTTGCCAGCGCCTTAAAATTTGTCGGCATAAACGCCGGATGCGGAGAGTTCGCCTGCGTCACCAGCTCATCCGCGCGCGCCGCGTCGCGATACAGCCGCTGCGCCAGCACCGGCGCCGGTACCGGCTGATTCGATTCAACTGTCACGATGCCGGCCAGCGCAGCACCGCGCGCGGACAGGTCATGTGCCACGGCGGCTCGGACCGCACGCAACGCATTGAACGTCGCATCCTGCCCCTGATCGCCGGCAAGCATAATTTCCTTGTCAAGCAAGCCGCAAACCACATCCCGCAGGCCTGCGGCGTCGTCTGCCGAGAATGGCTGATAGGTGGCGGACGCGCGCGCCAATGCCACCACAGCCGCTCGCCTGAACAAGTCGCCACTGGCTTTTTGCATCGTCGCCATTGCGATGCCGACCGGAGCCGATGACGTTGCGCCGTTCGGCGTGAAGTCGGCGAGACTGGAAAGCAGCCGGACCGCGTCCGCGGGGTTGACCGTGGCGCCGAGCAGTGCCGCCGCCAACCCTTGCGCAGCGGCCGCGAAGTCCGATGTTGTGCTCATGATCCAAGCCCCGAAGCCACCGAATTCAGTTTGCTGATTGCCGAGGACACGCCGGTACGGGCTGCCGATCCTGCCGCGATCAACCCGGAAATGCTGTTGGCCTTCGATGCGATCGTATTTGTCGCCCCGGAAATTCCGCTCGATCGACCACTGGAGAAGCGGCCGAAACTCCCCTTCAACGTTCCGACCATGTTGTATAGATTGGTGGCATCGTTGGTCAGCTTCTGCGCCTTGCGCGCCCAGGCGGCAGCTGTGCTGGCTGCCTGCAATACCACCGCCGCGCCCTGCGCGAGCGTGCTACCGACAGAGGCACCGAAATCGCTGGATGCGGCTGCGTCCGCTGCCGTGCAGGCCGCCGCGACAGCGTTGGCGGTCGAGGTCG